CCGCGCCGCGACGCAGCGGGTCGGTTCGCGCCAAAAGTGGATGGTGCGCAGGAGGCTGCCGGGTCGCCGCCGGTTCAGCAGCAGGAAACCCCGCAGAGTGTCCCGGTTTCCGTGCATGTCGCGGAACGGAAGAAGTTGCAGGAGCGCATTGCGGCGCTGGAAGCGCAGATTGCGCGACAGTCGCCGCAGCAGGCCATGCCGCAAGGCCAGCCTGCGCCGCCGCGCCAGCCGATACAGCCGCCGCCTGCTGACCTGATGTTTTCGGACCCTGACCGCTATCACGCGGGCATGATCCAGTATCAGCACAGCCTCGCGGCGGCGATGCAGGCCCAATGGCAGATGCAGCAATTCGCGCAGGCGGAAGCCTTTGCGCGCCGGCAGTGGCCCGATTTTGACGAGGTGCTTGAGGTCCTCGAACAAGAGCGGGCGCGCAATCCGGCGTTCGGGCAGACGTTGGCGCTGGAATTGTCGCGGTCTCCCGACCCGGCCGGCGTCGCGTATCAGCGTGGCAAGGAGCTCCTCGCCCGCCAGCGTTGGCAACCGATCATGCAGGAGCATAGCGACCCGGAGGCGTTCATTGCCGCCGAGGTCGAACGGCGCCTTGCTGAACGTGTCCAGCAACCTGCGTCTTCTTCCTCATCCTCGGCGCTTCCGCCCGCTTCGCTGGCTTCTGTCCGGAGCGTTGGCGCGCCGCGTGCGGTCAACACTTACGCCGGCCCGAAGCCCCTCTTTCCATCGGGGCGCCGCGCCTAGGAGCGCGTTTCGCCCCAGCCATAGGGGCATCTTCACATGGCGCTTACTCGTGCAGCGACCGGCCTGACGGTCGAACAGTGGGACGACGAGTTCTTCGTCGAATACGTCCAGGACAGCGTGTTCTACCCCTACATGGGGAAGGACGAGCAGTCCGTCATCCAGGTCAACGAGTCCCTGACCCGCAAGAAGGGTGACCGCTTCACCTTCGCGCTGGTCAACCGGATGACGCAGGCCGCCGTCGTCGGCAACAACACGCTGGAAGGCAATGAAGAGGACATCGCCAGCCGGTCCTACGAGCTGGCGGTCGACCTTCGCCGCTTCGCCGCGCGCATCCCCAAGATGGAGGAGCAGCGCAGCGCAATTGATCTCCGCGAGGCGGCGCGGGCCGTCCTCAAAATGCGCGGCATGGAAGACCTCCGTGACCGCATCATCGCCGCGATGTATTCCATTGACGGCGTGGAGTTCGGCCAGACCACGGCGGCGCAGCGCAACACCTGGGTCACCAACAACGCGGACCGGGTGCTGTTCGGCAAGCTGGTCAGCAACTACAGCACGACCTTTGCCACGGCGATGGCGACGCTGGACAACACCGACGACAAGCTGACGGCGGATACGCTGTCGCTGGCGAAGCGTCGGGCGCTGATGGCGTCGCCGAAGATCACGCCGATCGAGGTGAAGGACGGCAAGCGCGTGTTGGTGGCCTTCGCGCATCCGCTGGCGTTCCGCGACCTGGCGAAGAGCCTGCAGACGGTGAACCGCGAGGCGTGGATTCGCGGCCTGTCCAATCCGATCTTCACCGGGGCGGACCTGTTCTATGAGGGCGTCGTCATCAAGGAAGTTGATGACATGCCGCTCCTGCCGGCGAACGCGACCATCAACGGCGTGGCGGTGGGCAACACGGTGCAGGCGTCGCCCGTGTTTCTCTGCGGCGCGCAGGCGGTGGCTTTGGCCTACGCGCAGCGGTCGCGATCCATCGAGAAGCGGTTCGACTACGACAAGGACATCGGCATCGCCATCGAGGAGATCAGCGGCGTCGGCAAGATGCGGTTCGGCACCGGGTCTGACGACACCACCACGCCCAAGGATCGTGGCGTGTTCACGCTGTGGGTTGCGACGCCGGCCGAGGCGTGATGCTTGGGGGCGACCGTCAGGCCGCCCCTTTCCCGTTCCACATCTCGAAATGAAGGAGGGCTCGGCAGATGCCGACCTATTCGCGTGATCCGGGCGTCAACACGCCCGTCTTTGTGCCGATGGCGCAAAACGTCGGCTATCTCCGCAACGTCATCTCGATGGCGACGAGCGATCTTGTCGCCAACGCGACGTTTGATATCGGGCGGCTGCCGGCTGGCGCGCGCGTGCTGGATATGACCGTGGCTGTGACCGACATGGACAACGGCACTGCGGGCACCATTTCCATTGGTGACAGCGGCTCCGTGGCGCGGTTCATCCAGAACGCTTCGATCCAGACGGCTGGCGTGTTTCGCGCCGGCAACAACGCCACGTCGGCGGCGACGTTCGCGGCTCATACGCCCTACACCACGGAGACGCTGATTTATGGCACCGTGACGACGGCGCCGGCAACGGCGGTGGCGGGCACCATTACCGTGACGATCCTCTACGGCTGCGAGGCGTAGGCCATGCCGCGCTTTGTGTGGTCGTCGGGCCCGGAAAACGGCAACATGGCCGTGACCATGGCCTATGGGCTGGACTGGCGCGTGGATGTCCCGCAGGAGGTGGATGAGGAGCTCGCCATCCGCATCCGGCGCAACCGCTTCTTCCGAGAGGAGGTGTCGCTGGACCTGGACGGCGACGGCGAGGTGAGCAAGGCGGAACTGATCGCCGAGGCTCGGCGTCGCGGGCTCGACGCGAACGGCCGGCATAGCGTGGCGACACTGCGCGCGATGCTGGCGGAATCGGCGAAGGGCTGACGGGCATGGCCGCGCTGGAAGGCTTCGACACCTACGAGAAGGATGCGGTGGTGACGACGCCGATCCTTCTCGGCGCAACGCTGCTCAGCGTGGCCATTCCCAAGGGCGTGTGCATCGGCGGCATTGACGTTGACGTGTCTGACCTGGACAGCAACGCAACGCCGCTGATCGCGCTCGATGTGGGGGACGCTGCGGATCAAGACCGCTACGTTGCAGCGTCCCCAATCGCGCGTGATGGCGGGCTGCTGGAATACCGGCCCTCCAATACAGACTGGTATCGCTACAGCGCGGCCTCGGCGGTGCTGGTGAAAGTGGCGACGGCTCCGGCTACGGGGGTTGCTGGCGCTATCGCCGCGACGGTCTATGGCTACCCGAGCGCGGACGTGGCCGAGTTGGTGCGGAACACGCTGCGCGGGCTTGGCGTGCTGGCCGAGGGAGAGACGGCGCGGGCCGAGGATGCGGCGTTGGCGCTTGAGGCGCTGGCCGAGATCCATGAGATGATGCGCGGCAAGCGGATTGCGAACCGGCAAGATTTGGCATGGCCGCTGGCGGCCGTGCCAACCTTCGCTGCGCGGCTTTATGCTGCGATGGCGGGGAATCTGCTGGCGGCGACTTTTGGTCTCTCGTTGCAGCGCATGCAGGCGATGGCGGCACGCGCTGTGGAGGCCGAGCGCGAGTTGCGGCGCCAGACGGCCAAGGGCTACAGCGGTAAGCCGGTGTCGCTTGAGCCCTACCGCGAGCCAGAGACGGCCGTCGTTGACTATGCGGAGTTGGGCTGATGCTGTTCCGTGAGCGGCGACGGCTGAATGAATGGGAGCTTTACGAGCTGGTAAGCCCCGGAGGGGGCGGGCCGGGTTTTGCGCTGGTCGTGCCCGGCGTGTTGCTCTCGCCGTTGACGCTGTCCCGCGCGCAGGTGTCCGGCGTCAGATCCACCGGGCTGGGCACTGACGACCTGACCTGGATGGAATATGACGCGGATGTGCCGCGCTTCCACGGCTCGGCGCGGCGGCTGCTCGTCGAGGGCCAGCGCACCAACCAAGTGCGGAACCCGCGTGCAGAAGGCGCGGTAGCAGGATCGCCCGGCACCATGCCGACAAATTGGAGCACCACGCTCCCTACCGGCGTCAGCCGCGAAGTCGTAGGATACTCCACGCGGAACGGGATCCCGGGCATTGAACTGCGCTTCTTCGGGACGGTGACGAGCGGGACAAGTCTTACCATAGACCCCGAGACGACCACCGCCATCGTCGCCACGCCATCGCAGCAATGGACCGCGAGCTGCTTTGCTATGCTAGTCGCTGGCAGCATGACCGGCTTCACCAATTTTGGCATCGGCCACACGTCGCGGACATCGGGCGGCGCTGCGGTGTCGGGCAATTCCACAAGCACCGGCATGCTGACCGGCACGATGGAGCGGCTTACCAAGACGCACACGACTAGCAGTGATCCCACCACCGCGCGCGTGCAGCCCCGCATAGCCGGGACGGTGACCGTCGGCGCAACGCTCGAATGCACGATGTGGCTCGCCGCGCCGCAGCTCGAAGAGGCGACCTTCGCCTCCTCCCCAATCCTGCCGCCGGTGGGCACGACTGGCGCCAGCACCCGGGGCGCGGATATCGTGACCGCATCGCTGGCCAGTCTGGGCATTCCGGCGTCCGGCGCCTGCACCGTGTTGTGGTCCGGCATGCTGCCCCAGGCGCCGCCCGCCGGGGTCGACCAGACGTTGCTGACGCTGTCGGATGGCACGGATTCCAATCGCATCCGGCTGCGCAATACCTCTGGCGGCAACTCCATCGTCGGGGGGCGGGTGACGGGCGGCAGCGCCGCCGATGCGGCTACTGTTGGCACCATGACGCCCGGCACACCGTTCCGCGCGGGGCTGACGCATGACGGCGCCGGGCGCGCGGCCTTTAATTTCAATGGCGGTGCTACGCAGTTCGTCACGGGCGCACCGACCGCCTTCACCACCCTGCATCTGGGCAACAATGTCTCGGGGACCGCGCCGATGTTCGGTCAGACCGCGTATCTGCGCGTCATTCCCGATGCGGTGCCCGACGAAACGTTAGCGGCGCTGGTGGCCGCCATGCCCACATGACCGCCTACACGAGGCACGCCTGGACCGGACCGCCCAGGGAGATCGCCGACTTCAAGGCGGCGCTGGAGGCGCGGCTCATGCAGACCGGCGTCGGCTTCTGGGTCATCCCGGAATGCGGGGAGCCGCCGGCCCCCGCGCCCGAAAATCCGCTCGAGAGCACCTTCGTCGCCGCGCTGCCGGATGACCTGGCCATGCCTGCCAAGCCGGCCGTTGTGAGCAAAGACAGCGTTGTGATGGCCGCCGAGCGCGAGGGGATGCTGCCGGCGCGCCCGATCGCCGACGCTCGATCCAAGATCGAGGCCATCGAAGCCGAGACGCGCGCATGACCTGGCCCCCCACCACCGAAGACCTTCGCACGCTGAAGGAAATGATCGGCGGCAGCACGACGATAACCCTTCTATGAGCACCACCTTTGGCCGTGGCGAGCGCCTGCGCGCCAACAAGCTCAATCGTGCGATTTTGGAACGCGGCGCGGCGGCCGGAGAAGCTGCTGCGGCATCGCAGGCCGCAGAGGCGTTGGGCTTCGTTCGGCTGAGCCAATTCGGCATCGTGGATGCCACCGGCACGATTGATATGTCGCCTGTGATCCAGGCGGCCTTCAGCGGCTCGGTCCTGGCTGGCAAGCGGCTCTTCATTGACAAAGGCACCTATCGTCTGAACAGCCAGTTGAACGTGGTGTCGGGGCTCGACGTGCTGCTTCACCCAGGCGCGGAACTGGTCGGGCATTTCAACACCACCGGGCGCAACGCCATTCTGGGTATGTCCAATGCCGCATGGGCCAACGTGCAGACGGCGCCGTTGCGCAACATCAAAATCCGGGGCGGCGTGTGGCGCCGCAACGGCACGGTTTCGGCGGACGGCCTGAGCTATTCCGGCAACACCGGCAACGTCTTCTGCATATGGGCGGAAGACGTGGAACTCTCCGATATACAAGTGACAAGATACGGACCGGGCCGCGCCTTCCTGATTGGTGGCCGCCGTGTCTTTGCGGATCGCATCACCATTGCTGACTTCAATCACCCGCTCGGCCTGCCGTGCCCAGGCATCGGCGGGACGGGCGCGATTCGGTGGTTTTCGGGCGGTCCGTTCACCGCGACGCGCTGCGTGGCGGTGTGCGGCGACGATTGCTTCCAAGCGGTGCCGGGCGCCACGGATAACATCGGTGTGGACGTGTCCGACGTGTCTTACGAAGACTGTTACGGCCTTTCTTACAAGGGGCGTGTTTGCGTTTGCGCACTAACGATTCCCAACAGCCTGCCAGCAGATATCCAAAACTCCCAAACCATCGGTATCCGCAACGTCACGTTCAGCCGCATCCGAGGCCGAGGAAAGTGGGCATGCGCGGTCCAAAACACGGACAGCACTGGGCTGCTCGGCACGGTGCTCTTTGACGATGTGCGGCTCGGCGTCATCGCCGATCTGGACGGCGCGAAGGCGCCATACGCCATCGAGATCATCGGGAGCGCCGCAACGGCGGGGGCAGGTCCGCTCATCTTCCGCGACACGGAACTGCTGAACGTCCTAGAGGGCGGCATCCGGGCGCGCGGATCGCAGATCGGCGGCCTGCGCTTAATCAACCATCGTCAGCCGGCGCCGAGCAATCCCGCTTCGGCGTTCTTCCCCGTCCACATCCAGGATTGCGACGAGGTTATCTTCGAGGGTGGCCGCTACGCCGCACATCCGGACAGCACAAAGGTCGGCGTCATCTACCTCGGCCGCGATGACACCGACCCGGAGACGGCGCTGAAGTATGTGAAGCTGGAAAGCGTGGAGATCGCCGGCATCGGAAGCGGGGTGTTCGGCATCAACTGCTCGCCAGACGGGGTAGTGAGCCTGGACGCAATCGGCGTTCGGATGATCCCGGCCGACGGCGTCACCGACGCGCGCGCGATCCGCTTCGCGACCACCACGGCCATCTCGCCGCTGGTGCAGCATTGCGATTTTTCGGCGCTTGGCAACAACCCTTTTGCCAACGTCCCGGCGAGCGGCATGCGGCAGCGAGACAACCGCTTCTCCGCAGCAGCGGCGACCACCAACGGCGTGATCCACCAGCAGGTCGCAGCCAACACCACGATCGAATGGAACGGGCGTTCGTCCCTGCTTCGCCTGACATCGTCCGGGCCGGTGACGATCGAAACCGTGACCATTCCCACCGGCTTCCCGCCCACGGGCACGCCGATGATTTTCTTGATGGGCGTGAACGCACACACGCTGACGCTGAGTAACGCCGGCAATCTGGTGCCGGTATCGGGACAGACCCTCACGGCAAACCAAGCTGTCGCCTTTATCTACGATTGGGTCAGTGCGAAATGGCTTCAGATCCGGAGCGGCTAACGTGACCGCCAAGAATTGTTGCGGACCCCAGGCGGGTTCGCAATCGCCATACGCCTTTGACGCTCTCGGCAGGCCGCTGGCCTGTATCACCTATCACCCGACGGTGTGAGCATGTCAGGCACCTTGGCATCCCGTTACCAGGGCCGCTTCGGCTATCGGCCGGCGCTGCGCGTGCTGCCCTACCCCAGCCCGATGGAGCCGCCCGGCGATATGCTGTTGCCACCTCCGCAGCAACAGCCGCCCGCACCACAACCCGCACCACAACCCGCACCACAACCCGCGCCGCAGCCTGCGCCGGTCTATGCCGGCGCGACGCCGCAGGACGGGGCAAACAATGATCCTGGCTTTGACCGCTACGGGCAGTGGGGCGAAAACCGGAACAACACGACATTCGGCCTGCCTGGGTGGAGCACGGGCCTTGGGGTGCTAGGCTCGTTGGCAGGGCTGGCAACGGGCACCCCGGGCCTTGGCTTGCTGGGGACGGCGATTGGCACCGCACTTGAGGCGCGCGACATTGACGCTCGCTTCGCTGGGCTCTCCGTGCCCGACCGCGTGGACTATGATCGCGGGCTTCTCGGCAACCTGACGTTTGGTCTTCTCGGCCGCACGCCGGAAGCGCAGTGGAACGATTTTTTCGATCAGGTGCAGCCGACGCAAGGGGCGGCGCCGCCCGGCGCGATCACGTCTCTGAATGGTTTTAGCTTTGGCCCCGCGCCTAATACCGGAAACCTCACCACGCCAGAACCACCCGAGCCGACCCTGACTTTCAGCTTCGACAACGTGTCGTATTCCCAAGGGACGCAACCGGCGCAGCCGGGTGGGACGCAACCGGCGCAGCCGGGTGGAATGCCGGGGCCTACCATGGACTATGACGATAGCTATGGCTACGGCCAGGGCGCCGGGTTTGGCGACTATGGCAACAATGACACCGGCGTTACCGGCAACCATGACAACGGCATGGGCGCCGGGTTTGGCTACATGCATGGGGGCTACACCGGCGCTGGTGATGATGGCATTGTCCAGCCGTGGAAGCCGGCCGGCGTCGTCCACGAGGGAGAACTCGTCATCCCAGCGCACATCGTGTCCCGGCTGGCGCGTCTGGCGCAAATCAACTGATGCGCATTCCCTTCGCCGTCGCGTCCTATCTGCATCGGTCTCTGCCGATCAGCGCGCAGCGGCTCATCAACCTGTTCCCGGAGAACCAGCCGCCGACCGCAAAGGCGCCGACGCCGCTGCTTCCGACGCCTGGGCTCCTGCAATTCAGCACGCTGCCGCAAGCGCCGTTCCGTGGCGCGCATGTGATGGGGCAGGACCTCTATGTGGTTGCCGCGACCGACGTGATCCGCATCAACGTGAACGGCACCGGCGTTGCACTGGGCAGCGTCCCTAACGGCGGCCCGGTCAGCATGGACAGCAATGGCGAAGATCTTTGCATCGTCATCCCGGAGACATCGGAGGCCTACACGGTGAACCGCACCTCCGGCGTGGTGGCGAAGGTCACGGACCCGGACTTCGGCGGCGCGTCCTCGGTTTGCGTGATTGATGGGTATTATATCTTCAGCTCGCCCAACTCAGGCGAGTTCTTCATCTCGGCCATCAACGATCCCACCAGCTTTGACGCGCTCGACTTCGCGACGGCCGAGGGCGCGGCGGACAACATCATCACCGTGGCGCGGGTGGGGCGTGACCTCTGGCTGTTCGGTTCTTCCACCATCGAGATTTGGAGCAACGTTGGCGCGACGGACTTTCCGTTCATGCGCATCTCGGGCGGCTTCATCACGCGCGGCACTTCGGCTCAATTCAGCGTGGCGACCCGTGCGGGCACGGCGATTTGGCTGGGTGACGATCGGGTTGTGTATGCTGCGGATGGCGTGAGGCCGCAGCGCATCAGCACGCATGCTATTGAGCAGGCTTTCGCGGGCTACGAAACTGTAGCCGATGCGGTTGGGTGGGTCTATGAGCTGGAAGGGCATGCCTTCTACGTCCTGACGTTCCCTGACGCGGGGGATACATGGGTTTTCGATTTCGCAACCGGCCTTTGGCACGAGAGAGAGAGCGAAGGCTTAGGCGTGTGGCGCGCGACGCGCGGCGTGGCGTTCGCTGGCGGCGTCGTCGCTGGCGACACTGACGGCCAGCAACTCTGGCTTCTCGATCCGACCCGGATGACGGAGGGTGGCGCCCAGATCATCCGCGTGGCCACCGGGACGCCGCTGCACGCCGAGGGCAAGAAGGTGTTCTTTTCGCGCCTCGCAGCCGAGTTTGAGTGCGGCGTCGGATTGGCGAGCGGGCAGGGAAGTGATCCTACCGTGTGGCTTGCGTGGTCGGATGACGGCGGCCGGACGTGGAGCAACGACGCATCCGCAAGCATTGGCCGGCAGGGCGTCTATCGGGCTCGTGCGGAATGGCGACGGCTCGGCGCTGCGCGGGATCGTGTGTTTCGGCTGCAATGGGCGGACCCGGTGTTCACGTCGCTGGCGGCAGTGAACATCGAGGCAGAAGCGGGCGATGGCTGAGCGCAAGGCGTTCCCGTCGCCCCCGAACATGTCTTTGCTGGTCGAGAAAGATGGCACGCCTACGCTGGCATGGGCCGGGTGGTTCGGTGTTGTCGCATCATGGATGCAGCGGACGCGGGTGCTGACGTTCAATGTGGACATGCCGTCCATCCCGCCTGGCGCGGCAGCCTCGGCGCAAGTGACCATTGCCGGCGTGAAGTTGGGCGACTTTGCGGCGGCCAGTCTTGACCCGATGAACGCGAACCTCGCCATCTCGGCGGCGGTGTCGGCGAATGACCAAGTGACCGTGTGGGTGGCGAATTACGGCGCAACCGCGATTGACCTGGCGCCGGGAACGCTGCGTGTCAGGGTGGAGAGGGCGCGATGAGCATTCTCAGTTGGGCCATCCCGGCGGCTGTCGGGATCGGAACCGCGCTGATCGGAAGCAACGCCAGCAAGAAGGCGGCGAACACGGCTGCGCAGGCCGCGCAGCAAGCACAAGCCGTCTCGCGCGAGGACCTTGCCCCGTGGCGCGAGACGGGCGCCTGGGCGCTCGGCCAATTGCGAGATCAACTCGGCAACGGGTTTCAAGCATCGCCGGGTTACGACTTCGCGATGGGCGAAGGCTTGCGCGCCATTGATCGAGCCGCGAGCGCACGCGGTCTTCTCGGTTCCGGTTCGCGGCTGCGGGAGCTCATGCGCTACGGCCAGGGGCTCGCCAATCAGGAATATGGTTCCTACCTGAACCGCCTTGCGGCGCTTGCCGGCATCGGCCAGACGGCCGCGACGAACGCCGCGCAGATGGGAGGTCAGGCGCTCATGCAAAGCGGGCTGGCGCAGGCGCAGGGCGGCATCAACAGCGCGAACTCTGTTCTCGGCGGGGTGAATGCCGGGCTCGGGCTGTATGCGCTGATGAATCGGAAGTGAGGCCGCTAAGATGATCGGGGCCATTCAGATCCCGGACTTTGCCGGGACGATCATGCGGGGGCAGCAATTTCAGCAACAGGGGCAGCTTTCGCGGCTGCAGTTGCTGGCGGCGCAGCAAGCGTATGATGACGCGCAAGCGTATCGCACCGCCGCAGCCGAAATCCTGCCGCAACTTGCAACGGCTGATGGAGAAACGCGGCTTGGTTTGCTCGGCAGGCTCGCCGCATCGAGCCCGCGCGGTGCGGAATTGGCGCTTCCGCTGATCCAACAGGAGCGCGAAAGAGCGCAGGGGGCGGAGCTCATCCGTTCCGCAATCCCTGGCCTTGGGCAACCTGCGGCGTTGAATGGCAACTATTTTGACGTGCTGCGACAGGTCGAGAGTGGCGGCGACAACAACGCCCAAAACCCGCGCAGCACGGCAACCGGGCCGTATCAGTTCCTTGACAGCACGTGGCGCTCTTTCGCGGCAGCCAACCCCGAGCTTTTCGCCGGGATGTCGGACGCGCAGATCATGCAGGCGCGCACCGATCCACGCATTGCGCGGCTGGGCGCCGAGTGGCTGACCCGACAGAACGTTCAAGAATTGCAGCGCGCTGGCCTGCCTGCTTCTCCGGTGACAGCCTACCTGGCTCATGTCTTCGGCGTGGGCGATGCCGCGAAGTTGCTGCGCGCTGATCCGAACGCGCCCGTCGAAACGCTGCTTTCGCCGCAGGTCATCGCAGCGAACCCGCAGCTTCGCGGGCAGACGGCCGGTAGTGTGGTCGCGCAGGCTGCTCAGCGGTTCGGCGGAGCTCCATCGGGCAACGATTCGTCTGGTTCGCCGCGTGCCCGGGGCCTTCCTTCGCCCCAGCAACTGATGATGCTCTTGGCGAGCGGGAACCAAGCCGCGAGGCAGTTTGCGCAGGGCGTGGCGCCTCTCGTGGCGCAGACTCACCCCAATTGGACGACCGTTTCGGCTGACGGCCAAGTGTTCATGGTCAACCCACAGGACCCGTCGCAGCGTGTTCGGATCGGCGACGCCAACGACATGGCCGTTGAACGCATCCGAAACCCGGACGGCTCGTCGCGCATTGTCGCGCGCCGCGACGCCATCGGGCAGACCGAGGCCGCTGCACCGCCAGACACGTTTGCCCGGGCCAACACGCTGCGGGACGAGTTCCAGTCGCTTACGCGAGAGTTCCGCGTCGTGCGCGATGCCTATGCCAACATCGAGGCATCGGCGCGGTCGCAAACCGGCGCTGGCGATATGGCGATGCTCTACAGCTTCGTGAAGCTGCTCGATCCCAACAGCGTGGTTCGGGAAAGCGAGTTCGCGACGGCGGCGGCGTCTGGGTCTTTTGGCGAACGCATCCAAGGGGCGGTCCAGCGCATCATCAATGGCGAGCGGCTGCCTGATAGCCTGCGCAATGCGTTCCTGGTTGAAGCCCGGAACATCTATCAGACGCAGGAGCGTGGATATCGGAACACCGAGCGGACCTATCGCGCCCTGGCCGAGCGAAACAACCTCGACCCCGAGAACGTCATCACGCCGTTTTTGCCATCACCGCAGGCAGCGTCTCCGGCCGGCGCTTCGGGTCAAGCCGGCGTGCCATTCCCCGGTGGCGGTCGCGCCGAACCGCCGCCGGCCGCGCAACCGCCGGTGCGGGTCCGGACGCCCGAAGAAGCGCGAAGGCTCCCGCGCGGCACGCCGATCTTGCTGCCTGACGGCACCATTGGGCGCGTGCCATGACCGACCAATGGGCGCAGTTTCGCATCGGCGATCCTTGGGCCGAGTTTCGCGTCAACGGGCCCGCACTGGATCGCGCGACCGGCGCACCGGCCAGCGTGCGCGCTGCCGTCGGCTCGGCACAGACACCGGAAGATCGCCTTTCCACGCTTCGGCGCTTCTATCCCGACGCGCAGCCCTACGGCACCGACAACTTCATCTTCACGCGCAACGGCCGGCCGACGATCTACAACCCGCGCGGCCTCGATTGGGGTGATGCCGTCTCGATCATCCCCGAAATCGGCGAGTTTCTTGGCGGCGCCGCTGGCGGCGCAGCGGCGGCGCTGGGAACGCCCGCGACCGGCGGCGTCTCTGCCTTGGCCATCCCGGCCGGCGTTGGCCTGGGTGCTGCTGCGGGGCGCGAAGTGGCCACGCTGGGCGCGACCTTGTTCGGCAACACTGATGACACTCGTAGCCCGCTGCGCCGGCTGATGGATTCCGGCACCACGGCAGCGGTCAATTCTGCGGCGTTGCCAATCGCGGACCTGATCGGCAAAGGTGCGCGCGCGGTGTGGGGCGCAGTTCCGCGCGTCATGGGACCTGCCACCGGGCCAGCTGCCATCCAGGACTTTGCCAATGCTGGCGTGACGCCTTCGGCGGGCGCCGTTACCGGCAATCGCGGGATGCAGCTCTTGGAAGCGACCATTGAGGCGACGCCTGGTGGCGCGGACCCGATGCGGGCGTTGCGCATGCAGCAAACGTCAGAGTTGGGCCAATCTGTGGAGCGGACGGCGCGGCAATTCGGGCAGCCGACTGACCCCATGCGAGCGGGCGCAACGGTGCGCGAAGGCGCGGAAGCGGCCGCGCGCCGGTTCGAGCAGCGACAGGAGGCGCTCTACAATCGCGCGTTCGCGTTGATCGGCGGAGACCGGCCGTCCAGCGTCTCCGCAGTGCAGCGACTTGCGGACGACCTCCGGGCCGATCTGGCGCGCGCGCCGGAGAGCCGGGGCAGGGTGCTGCAACCCGTGCTGGCGCGCGTGGAGGCGCTGCTGGCAGACGCGGAGGCCAACGGCGGCAAGGTGCAGTTTGACGTGCTGCGGAACATCCGCACTGACCTTGGGCGCGAATTGGGCGCGCCGAGGGGCGCAGCAACCGCACCGGCCTCCGATGCTCGCGTCTATCTGGAACGCTTCTACAGCGCCTTGAGCGATGACATACGTGAGGCGGCCCGATCTGCCGGTCCCGACGCCGAACGCGCGCTTGCGACGGCGGACCGCTACACACGCATGCAGCGCACGCAGAACATGCCGGCGCTTGAACGCATCCTGGCTAATCGCACAGATGAGCAGGTGTTCCGTCTCGTGTTCCCGCAGAATGGGCGCCCGGACCCGCAGGCTCTTGCCCGTATTCGGCGCAACTTGACGCCTGAGGAATGGGGCGCGGTGCAAGCCACGGTGTTGGAGCGCATGGGGCTCCCGAC